TTTAACAAAGAGAAATACATATTTGGTTTGGCGTCTCTGTGCGATCACACAGAGTAAAGGAGCTTTATGCTCCTTTATGTCAGTCCTCTGGACTGACGAAGACCTTACCATAGGTCTTTATATATGGTAGTGGTTATTGGAAAACCACCAATTCGAAACTGTTATAGGATTTCTCTTATGGACAGTTCGCGGAACTGGATCATTTAGATAAACTCTTATTTATAGGGTATCGTCGGCTCATGCAGTTTCGTTGAAACTTGTATGTTGTTATCGACTATAATACCTTCCGAATTGATTCCCCCATTGTATTGTATGGGTTATTATAATGCCGCTCTACAGTTAGTGTGTTACTTTAACTGAAGCTTTACACGCCATGTTTAATGGCATTGCATATTATATATTAGAAAAATTAAAAATAAAATAAAAAATATAAAATTATAAAACCGTGAATAATTACATTTACCTTTGCTTGTGAAGCTAACACAGGTACAGTGAGGTCTGTCTCTCCTCCCCTTATCTAGCAGGGTTAGTTAGGTATCTAAAATTGAATTCTCAATCATGATTACAAACACGTGCACACTCACCAAGCTAGAGGAGAAAACCTCGTATGAAAAACAATCGAAGTGGAAGCCCCACACACTAGAGGAGAAAACCTTGAATAAAAAACAATTGACGTGGAAGCCCCACACCAAAGAGGAGAACACCTCAGGTAAAAAAACTATGAGATGTAAATCTCAGAACTCTTTATCACCTCCTAAGAAACGTTTAACTAATACTAGTACTCCTAGTTGGCTTGTACGAGAGCTCGATTTATCTCGAGATCGCGTTATTAAGCCTAAAAAGAAAGGAAAAGGTGGTCAGCATTGTGGTAATGCTCGAAAGCATGCCTACAATCAGAAACAAGAGAGATTAACCCTTCAATCGGGAACAGAATCTATCGTTGATCATATGAGTGACTTTGTATCTTATGTGAAATTGATTGACTGTAAATTTTATCAACAAACTATTAATGTATTAGAAATGTTGATTCTCTTCATTTATGACTTATTCAGGAGTAGAAATTTCATGGATATAATAGTATCATGTGCTCATATGGTAAAACATTATACTCGTGCTAATATTCTTACCCAGGAACATCTTAATAATTTGAAGGAATTACTATCTTTTACTAATTTACAATCATGTGAACGTAAAACAATTGATTCTTTTAGAGATATTTTACGAGATTGGAAGCGAATCCGTAAATCACCTCTTATACAGAAAATGACAAAAGTCTTACTTTATATGACAACCATAGGATTCTACAAGGGTCCTTTACCCAAGGAAGTTGCAGAACGCGTAGGTGAAGTTGCAACCGATTATACAACACATAGAATGGAATTTGCATCTGATTTTATATATTATATACTCGATCTTCTTCACTTTGTGTGTGATAAAACATATTCAGTTATATTTGAGGGCAGGAATCCCAAGGATTTTTTGGTTTCAAATATAGAATATGATACATGGCTGATTAAAGCACAAGAACATTTAGCTAAAAGTGGTTTCTTATCCAACCCATCAGCTTATGATATTGATTTACATCAATATTTATACGAATTAAAGGAATTGATAAGTGCTGGTATTTCTATGTATAAATATTCTTGTGAATTGGATAAATTATTGCGTAATTTGATTCGGAAAACAACATTTGAATTACAGAAAGTTGAAATGAGAATGTTGTCTCGCGAATCTGCACAATCTATGCGTCAGGTCCCATTTGCAATTGCAATAGAGGGACCCTCGGCCGTAGGTAAATCGAAAGTAGCTGAAGCAATCCATGTTTACTTTGCTAATTTATTTAACAAACCTATAACAGGATGTGAACGCTATGTGAAGAGTGCAACCGCGAAATTTTGGGATGGTTTCACATCTGATATGTGGTCATTATTTATCGATGATGCAGGTATGTGGAGCTCTGAACTTGATTTAATAGATGAATCTATTATGGATATTGTACGAATAGTGAATAATATGCCCTATATGCCCGATATGGCTGCATTAGAAGATAAAGGAAAAACTCCATTTAAAGGTGATCTTGTTGTAATAACAACAAATTGTCCAGATCTTAAATGTAATGAGTATTTCTCTTATCCTTTTGCTGCTGCTCGACGTGTACCATGGCATATTCGCGTTCGTGCTAAACATGTTGATGAATCACAATTTATGTTGAAAACGAATGCAGAAGATTTAATTGCTAATCAAATTCCAGATGACTGGATTTTTGATATACTAACACCTGTTCCAAAAAAATTTGGTAATAAACAATCAGAAGGTTTACCCATGATGCAAGGTCAATTGAAGGCTATACATACAGGTTTATCTATGAGAGAATTACTATTATTTATAAAGGAAAAAGCAACTCTGCACCGCAATCATCAAAATTGTGTTGTACAACATTCAGCTTCATTAGTGAAATTAGAATTATGTGATGAATGTAAGTTACCCCCTAATTTTTGCCAGTGTGTAAAAAATCAGGGTGGAGTTGAAATTATCGCTATGACAGCTATACAATATTTTTGTAATTATTTTATTACTCGTTTACTAGATATGTTGATATTTTACAATATCTTGCCTACTTTGTGTAACAAGATATATAGTAAGTATCATAATTTCTTTATTCTGAGATTAAGAGAATTACAAGACAAAGCCCAGAATAAATTTAATAATATACATTCACGACTTAGACCCATAGGGGTATTTACTGTTTCTCTATGTACTGTAGTTGGTGTCCTGTTAACTTTATATAAATTATTTTTATCTATAAAGAAACAGGGTTCCAAAGTAAGTACATGGGGAATGAGTTACCCGGATCTGAATGAAAGGGAAAATGTTTGGCAAAAGGATCCTTATGTTATTGATACATTTGATTCTACACCCCAATCATTATCCATGGGAGGACTTGATGAGGAAAAATGTAAAGATTTGTTATCAAAATCTTGTGCTTATTTACGTTTTTTAGATGGTGAAACTTGGAAGTTTTGTCGTCTATTAAATTTGAAAGGTCAAAAATTTTTGGTACCTAATCATTGCATTCCGAAAAATAAATCTATACACTGTCAAATAATACGTGGTTATTTAAATGATAAGAAAGGTGATCATCACTTCTTTAATTTAAATCAATCACAAATTATGCGACTTCCAGATGTAGATTTGTGTCTTTTAACCATACCATCTGTGAGTAATGGGAAGGATATTACTAATCTTTTTATAAAAGAAAAAGCTATTAATAAAGGTCCTATGCAGATGATTATGAGGAATAAAGATGGATCTATATCTCATTTAAATAAAAATTTTACTTTTTGTGAAGAGTTACAGAATATGCCATTATGTGGTATTAAGTATAAGGTGTGGAAGACACCTGATCTTATTACTAATAATGGTGATTGTGGAGCTCTAGTGTATAGGCTTGATGATATGGGTCTACGTATATTAGGTATACATGAAAGTTATCAAACTAACATGTTATCTAGTAATTACGCTTGTTCTGTTTTATTGACTCATGAATTTATTCAATCTTTACCACTTGATAATGAAATTGGTATTGTTGAACCTCAGTTGGGTCAATTTGCAGAAAAAGTGGATTTACGTCCTGTATCGGAGAGTTCATGTTTGCGCTCTATTGCTGAAGGAACTATTTCTGTCTATGGAAATATAAATCATATTAATCGACCACGATCAAAAGTTAAGCAGTCAATGCTATGTCGATCTATGATGGACCTAGGTTTCGAACTTAAATATGGTCCTCCAGTAATGGATACGCTAACTCCCTGGTGTGTCAATATTAAAAAACAAGTGCAAGCCGATAATTATATAGAATGGGATGATCTTATGTTAATCAAAAATCAAATATTAGAACAGTGGAAATTTGCTGTCCCTGAATTTGAGAAGGAGGTTAAGATACTTGATTTCGATACTACAATTAACGGTAAACCAGGCGTAAAATATATTGATGCTATACCCAGGAAAACATCTGCAGGATTTCCATTTTGTAAATCTAAAACTTATTATATGGAACCCCTAGAAGATGAATCAGGTTTAGATAAAGTTATTTTTACTCCACAAATTATGGATAAAGTATTATGGCGATTGGAAGAGTATAAGAATGGTAATCGATCTAAACCAGTATTTAGAGCAGCGTTGAAAGATGAGGCTGTATCACTGGAAAAGATCTCCACTTCAAAGACTAGAGTTTTTATGGGCGCACCCGTAGACTTTACGATATGTATGCGGTCTCTGCTTTTATCCTTCGTTCGTATAGTACAAAAAAATAAATTTATTTTTGAATCAGCACCGGGCACAGAGGCTCAGTGTATTGAATGGGATATGTTATATCGTTACTTAACAGAGTTAGGTGAGGATAACATGATTTTTGGAGATTTTTCCGGCTTTGATGCTTCAATGCGATCTAATGTCATGAGAGTGGCATTTGATTTAATTGAGGATTTTCATAGAATGTCGGGAGCTTCAGAAGAGCATTGTAAGATGATAAGAGCTTTGTCTTATGATGTTGTATTTCCTCTTGTAGAATTTAATGGGGATTTGATTGAGTTGAATGGTAAGAATCCAAGTGGTCAACCGCTAACTGTTATTTTAAATGGATTAGTGAATTGCATTTGTGTTCGTTACTGTTATCTTAAATTAAATCCTGATCGAGAGGTAAATTCATTCCGGGATAACGTGAGGTTAATGACATATGGTGATGATAATGGTATGGGAGTATCAAAATCAGTTCCATGGTTTAATCACACGGCGATTTCGAAAGTTATGTCAACTATTGGTATGAAGTATACAATGGCTGATAAAGCTTCAGAGTCGCAACCATATATTCATATATCACAAGCCGATTTTCTAAAACGGAAATGGGCATATTGTGAGGATACTGAATCAATGGTTTGTCCTTTGAGTGAAGACTCAATCATTAAATCTTTAATGATTGGTGTCAAATCTAAGAACATTAGTGAGCAAGAGCATGCCGCTAATGTTATATATTCTGCTCATTTAGAATTCTTTTGGCACGGGAAATCTAAATTTGATAAATGGTCGAAATTATTTCAGGTATTTATTACCGATTTTGATCTTGAACCGTATTTGCCAAAACCTCTTCCATCTTGGGATGAATTAGTTTTTGATTATAATTTTAGGTCAAAAACTTTTCTTCAGTTGCAAGTGGGGGAGGAAACGCGGTTATGCGTTCACTGTTATATGCCAAAGTCATTAGGTAAATATGATGTATGTAATCATTGTAAACTTAAGGACCAGTGTATGATATGTGATGGCATAACTGAAGATATTTGTTTGAATATCGACCCACCGCTATGGTTTTGTAGGGAGTGCGACTATACGATGTTTTGGGATTTATTATATCCCGAATATCTTATGATTGATCTCCTTAACAATGCTTATAGCTCCAAAATGGAAATAGAAGGAACTTTAGATCTGTCAATTAATGGGTTTGATCATACCAGTATTTTGGAGAGTGCTACTGTTCTGGATTGGGATGGACGTTTTTACGTCAGCGTACCCAGCGCAACAAATGATCGATTGCTAGATGAATTAGGTCATTCATCTCGTACAAATCTATAATGACCACAAAATACAAATCAAAATAATCGAGACGCCGGGACTGCTCGAAATGGTCCCGCTTCATCAGCAACAGCTGATGTCGTAGAAAATATGACACCAAATAATCAAGATGCTCAGTACACTTCATCACAAACTGTGACTTTTACAGAGACACAACCTGCTCAAATTATGGAATTTATTCCTACAACAGAGAGTACGAGTTTTCTAGATTCCCAACCTAAGTTAGAACTAAATAAGTTTTTTGAACGACCAACATTAATACAGAGTATAACTTGGGGTTCGGGTGGTGTGTCCACATCAACTTTTTACCCATGGACAGATTTTTTAACTAATGCATATATTGAAAATAAACTTAAAAATTATGCTTTATTTAGAGGAGATTTACATGTTAAAGTAGTTGTGTCTGCAAATCCATTTACATATGGAGCAGCATTATTGAGTTATGTACCTGTGCCTAACGATATTACAGATAGTATTGAAGAGGCTACTGGTGCATTACAAAATTCGCAAAAACCCCATATATGGATATTTCCCCAAAATAATGCAGGTGGGGAACTTGTTATGCCATTCTTTTATAAGTCAAATTACGCTGATATTCGATTGAAGACAACTTCTGATAATTTGGGTAAAATTACGTTTGAAGAAGTTATCGCATTGGATACAGCGAATGATGTGGCTATTCCAGATTTAGCTATACAAGTTTACGCATGGTGTACAAATGTGTACATTGCTGCACCCACAACGCAACTTATATTACAAGTTGGTAAGGAAGATGAGTATAAAGCAGGTCCTGTTGAAAGGGTTGCGACAAAAGTCGCTGGATATGCAGCTGCTTTGACTTCAATTCCAATTATAGAACCTTTTGCTATTGCTACATCTTTAGCAGCCGGTGCGTTAGCGGGTATCGCATCGTTATTCGGGTGGTCTAAGGCTATTCTGATAGAAGGAGCTAGAGGAGTTCTAATTAAACCATATCTAGGTTTCGCCTCTTCTGAGGTGAGTAATGTTATGGATAAATTAGCTCTAGATCAGAAAACAGAATTGTCAGTAGACCCTAGAATTGTGAATTTGACCGGTCAGGATGAATTAGCATTGAATTATCTATTACAAAAAGAAGCATACGTATGTAATTCTAATTGGTTAGATTCCGATGCTATTAATACCCAACTTTTCGAATTTCCTGTGTGGCCGATGATATATCGTAATATTGACTCAACCACATATAGGACTTTAACGTTCACACCTATGGCGTATTTCGCTACTTTATTTACATATTGGCGCGGCGATATAATCTTTAGATTTAGACTCGTCGCATCCCAATATCATAGAGGGCGAATCAAAATAACGTATGAACCGAAAGGTCAGGTAGGAGATTCTGACTATTCAAATATTGCAATCACAAAGATAGTTGATATTACTGAACAAAATGATATAGAATTTGTTGTACCTTACATGCAAGAGCATCCTTGGTGTAAGTGTATTTTAGATCCTATGGATACCCTGTCAATTGGGTATCATTATGATAAGACTGGTTCTGCTAACCATTATAATGAGATTACTAATGGAACTATTCGGGTTCAAGTGTTGACAACACTATCAAGTCCTCAAGCTATTTCGTCTTGTCATATTATAGCATATGTTCGTGGTGGTGAAAATCTTGAGGTAGCAGTCCCATCCACAACCACAAATGTATCGCACAACACTACTCATCTTGATTTACAAGTTGGTAGTGAAGGAGATATATTATGTGGACAACAATATGATAAGCGGTATCTTATAAATCATGGTGAACAAATAGTATCTATGAGACAAGTATTAAGTAGAGCTTCCTTATCTGAAAGTTACTTATACTGGAATAACCCAACAGCAGATTGGGATATGAAAGATTTTTCTTTATTCTTTCATAAATATCCTAATGCCCCTGGTTATAATCAGGGATCTTACTTATATTCCGAAGGTATTCTCGTTCCCGAATCGAATCATCGATTCTGTTTTTCGTTAATGCATCCCATTAATTGGGTATCTGCATGTTTCGCGGCATGTAGAGGTGGTATACAAGTGAATTTCGCTTTTGTAGCACCCAGAACTAACGAATATCCTGTTGTAGCAACTATATATAAATTGACAAATGATTCTGTGGTCGTTAATAGTCTCGATCAAGAATTCACAACTACAACAGGTGCAGTAGCGTCGGCAAGTTTACAATATAATAAAGCTGCAACGCGAATGCTACAAATCCCTCCTGGAACATCGGGATTGAGTAGAGTAGTTTTAAATGAATGTTCCAATTTAAGTGCTGAATTACCGGATCAGCACATATACTTATACAATTCAACTCGACAAGAGTCATGGTTGAGAGGTTCCGAATGGGACGATACTTACTATAACTCTTATCGGTTGAGTATTCAAGGACCTACAGTCGCAACTTATAATAGAGGTGCTACTGTAGAAAAATACATGAATATTGCTCCGGACTTTAACGTACACTTTTTCCTTTGTACTCCTACTGTATATTACAGTACGACCTTAGGACAAGGCGCGTACGATGAATAAATGAATAAACGATCGCGCAGGGAAGAACCCCTGGCGAGCTCACGGCGTGGAAACCGTGAGAACACACATGTCAGCCCATGTGTGGCATACTTTTCTTTTGAAAAGTGTGTTGATTCCACGATGAATATAGATCAATCAGTTGGCTATACTAAAAAGTATTTTAACTGTCAGTTTCAACTGTAAACTGGATGTTTTTTTAGGGTTTTTACCTTTCGTGGAGTTTTCTAAATTTCCACGGGAGACACTTTAGTGTGGTAT